GGAAGCCCTAATCATAGTATAATTTGTAATTTATCTCTGGACCTTTTCCATATTGTTCCGTCAAGGTGAAGGACTCATGGCCCCACATGCCATGTGACGGAGGCCGGGTTCTGGTTACTGGGTTTCTGGTAACCTTCCGGCCGTTAAATTACTCCCTCCACCCTCTTACCTCTATTGACACAAGCACTAGGTTTTTCTTTAGATCTTAATTCACCACAGGTTTTCTATCCGCCACAGAAACATCACAACAGAATCTCTTGCCCTAATTTAGAGCTCTGACTGCCGTCGAGGTTAGGTGTAGCCCCAGCACTCTGGTAAACGCAAACCGAAGCATCCTCGGTCCAAGAGGTATCTGGACCTCTCCATCAGTCTCCCACCTTTCGAGCAGAACTTCTCGCTCAAGGTCTGTCTTACATACAAAATACGCTGAGATGTAAGCATGAACCAAGGTTGTCCATCCCTCGTAGGTTAACTTGCTGATTGGGTCCCCAATAGCCTCTTGAACCATCCATTTCAGCATCTTCATTACAACATCCATAGACAATCCGTTGGGAATATCCACGACATTGAATATGGCGTCACTCATCCTTACCTCAAGAGGCTTTAGGTCATTATAATCGCACCCAGTGAGCATGAGTTTAGGATCAGAGAGAGTAACAATCTTACGCTGGTGATACATAGGCCACTGGCACTCTGTCACTACCACCAACACCCTGTATCTCCTAGCGATCTCCTTCAGCTTGATTATCCTGTATGACATCTGAGAGCTGCTAAGGAGCTCTGCTACCCCACCTAGCTCAGCACATGTCAAGCTTAATCGGAGGACCAGGGTTCCCTGAAACTTAGACTCTTGCAGTGGTATCAGCATATCCCTAACACTGTATTGATCCCCTGATTCAATATCAAAGATTATCACTGTGTCGTCTGGTAGAGCCCCACAGATGGATAGAGAAATCTTGGGGTCAAACCAGTCACCTGAGGAGAGGATACTCGACTCATGCAGTTTGAAAGACGCTTCTCCACCGACCACTAATACTGCCGGAGGGGTATAATCCATAAATCTGTGCTCCTTCAGAGGCAGATCTCTCTGAAGGTCTAAACCGATGACATTCCTTGCTCCAGAGAGAATGGCGGCCGCACTAGTGTATCCTTCACCAACTCCGACAGCTAAGACTGTCCTTCCCTCGAAGACAGACTGCAACTCCATCATGATCGAGAAAGTGCTACTAGTAGACCCTGGATACTCCCTTGAGTTCTCGTGTAGCCTCTCCTTGAAGGACCGAGTGTGAACTGTAGGAGGTGTTATTGGACTTGAGCTCCACCCACCAAAATTGTTCTCTCGTAGTGCTGACCTTGTGACCACTGAATAGCAACAGTTTAGTATGTTACTGCTCATAGAGGCAGGGCGACGTTTTGGAGTAGGCAGGTACGTGATCGGGTCAGGATTGAGGAGACGAGTGTGTTTCAGAGCTTCTGCAGGATCTATTCTATAATATCGCAAGAATTTCCCTTTCATCACATCCTCAAAAAGTCTTGCGGCTGAGAACCTTCGTCTCTCTTCTAGCCACTTTATAACTGCTCTAAGACTGACGTCCAAAGCCACAAGCTTCGCAGGGCTATCTACAGGTAACCTTATTACTTGCATCAGGAAAGTCTTAACTATGTGCCTTCTGTCACGAGGGGCAATCTCCTTATGTACAACGAGATGATTCATAACCCTAGAAATACAAGTCAGCAGAGCTTCAATATCCGTGAATCCAACCGTCACCGAGAACGATGCAGAGATCCTGCATGCGTAATCTTTTGATGAGTAAACTACCCGCTTCAAGCTCTCTCCTACAACTATCCCTCGCAGCCTATCATGTGCTCTTAAATGACTGGGTCTGTATGAAGGTCCATCATAAAGTTGGAATCTTCTCGACAGCTGGTCCGACCTCACCGATGGATGCCCTAAGTGAACGCTAACGGATCTGACTAGTGGGTCCGAGATGAGTGTCAGAAATGAGACCATGTTCCATCTCTCTGATACTGAATCTATTGTTCTCATACTGCTCAGTAGATAGTAGTCTGCAAGAACCGAAGAGAGTGAGATGACTATTGAATTCAGTCCATTTGCTACCACCTCAGCAATATCCATACTATTTCCAAACCCACTGAGGTGCTTTCCATCTGCAGCTTGTCGTCCCCCGGATCCTATCCTTACCTTCGCTAGGAACCAGCCTTCTAGCACGGCTCTCCTGTCTCCCTCCCTTTCTAGCTTAAAATGATCTCCCAAAAATTTCGCATCCAGTTGGGGGACTTGCCTCAGTGATACACCTGTCCTATCTACTCTTATTTCATCCAGATATGCCAGTTTATTCCCTCTAAACGTAGTGACCGGGATAGCAACAGATTCTGGAAGTTCCATCTTTATTGCAGGGAGTGGCACAAGATCTACCGATTCAGTGTCTATAGCAACTGCAAGTCCTTCCTTGACTCCCATATTTACAAAGTATGCGAGACTCCAGAGAAGCATTAAGAAATGTGGTTGCAACATTATATTGTAGTCATATGCACCGCCAGAAAGTTTCCCTGAGTGGTCAGAGGATATGAGACAGTGAGTATACACTGTCGGACATCCTAATGAGTAAGAATCTTGGTGCCCTGAGATGGAATCATACCGGTGGATCCATAGTCCCCCGGCTACTCCGTCAAGACTATCTGTGATGGATGACAAGACGGTCCGGCTGCGGCTCAATCCAACACAGTCTATCAAGTGCTGGAACGCGGAATTGCCACGGGTCTGAGACAGGATCCGCTGAAGCTTCCTGAATGCCTCTGAAGTTGTATCTGAGTCAACTATTTTGTATCCGTGTTCACTCCTCTTTTCTCTAGTCTTACTCCCAAGGTAAGGGTCATAAGGTCCCCTCCTGGTTAGTGAGTCATTTGGATCCCCTATGTGAGCAGCATGGAGACCAGTTATTTTTAGTGCCTCCACGCCGAGAATGAACGAAAAGTCCAAGGGGCTGTAGCTTGTGACCCCCTCTGGGAACGGCACCCCGCCCCGCTCCCACCTCTTCCTCAACCGGATACAAAGATCATACACTGTTGAAGTCTTCCATGGTGATCTCGGGAGAGTAGAGTATCTCTTGAGAACATATGATATTGTATCTTTCTCTGAAGCTAAGACATCTAAGATGATATCCGGGTTTATTAGCCTTGAGACTGTCTGGATCGTTCGAGTTGCTACGAACATCTTCTTAATAGTGGCAGAGATACCGTACACTGAACATTCAAGTATATCTCTCAACACAAGTGGATTGAAAGGCCTGACAAGGCTCAAAGCCTGGACAAGTTCTGAGATATAACTGTCAGTAGAAGTGTTGAGGAGCTGGCCTATGTCCAGGTTGAGAACCCGAGGTAAGAAGGCCTCCACCGTCGACTCAGTTGCCTTGTCAATAGCGGTAGGTGGAGTACAAAGTGGCAAGCTATAAGGGTCTTTAAGTAATGATAATACTTCAGGTGATTTTGCGAATGTTGAGTCCATGTCGAGCTGTGCTAGGATCCGGTCGCAGACCTTGCTCCTGGCTCTCTTCCTGAGGAGCATAAGACCTGACAATGACTTTGCGAGCGGGTCAGCTCCGCCTTTGTAGACGAAGGACATTATCGTAGGAACTGGAAGACCCCCTAAGTCACTAGGAAGAATAAGCATGAGGTATAATGCATCCCTTTTCTGAGCCTTAGTTAATCCGGAAAGCTGTTGTCTTAGCCAGTCTCCAAAGATCCCAAGGCCTCTTGCCTTCCTGATGAGATAAAGGGAAGCTTGGCAGAGGGCAAGGTAGTAGCTTCTGACAGGTGTTGAGGATCTCTCTGCTCCAGCCAGGGCTGTGCTAAAAATGGCCCCAATATTTGTCCGGATGGAGGGGAAGTCCTGTGAAGAGTGGGGGAATAGTCTAGAATGGAACTTCAAGCTGGTTGGGTACACAACCCCGTTGACATATACGTCCTTACTATATGTTATAACTGTGGTTGACTCTAGACACTCACTAGGCTTCAAGTCTTGGTTGACAGCTCTGCAGCTCTTGTCTATCCTTGAGAGGAGCTTATCTCTCCACTCCAGTAGTTGAGGTTTCACTGGTCTTGATTTGTCATATGGGGCATTCACAGAGACAACTTGGTTGTCTGCTTGTCCTATCAACCGATAAGAGATTGGGAATTCGAACAAACCAAGATCAATCATAGATTCTGTGCATACTGTCCACAATTTCTGCTGAATCCCTTCCTTCCCGCCTAGGTCTCCATAATAAGCTAGGTCTGAAGGAGGCGGGTACCTTTGCTCTATCCCGTCTGGTCTTAGGTCTCCAGTCCTGATCACCATGATGCTGGAGGAGAAGAATTCATGAATGTATGTGAATGCTCCCGGCATTTCAAACATATCTTCTATAACCTCTGCCACAGGGTTGACTTGAGCAGCTCTCCACTTCTGGCACCATGTGCTTAGATCCATCTCAAGGAACATGTGAAGAGTCTCATCAGAGTAATTTGGCTTCGAGAGATCTAGAAATAGCTTAAGGGTCTCCAAGCGATCCTTTGTCATGGTTTGCTGGGGTAGGTGCTTGAAGACATTGTCAGCAATGTTCATCTCTAGTAGGGTCCATGCCAGTCTCATCTCAAACACCATCATAGCGAACATTCTTGGGGATTTCTTGAACTCCCTCTCTTTCGGGTATAGGCAGACAATGAGCCACTCAAATGGGATGTCTCTTCTCATTATCCTCCTGATGATGACTTTCGGGTCTACGTCTTCCCTAGAGAGCAATTCAAGCAGTAATCTCCGATGACTTGAAGCTGGGATCTCTTTGTCCCAGTTCGAAGCAATGTTAGACCTGTACTGTGATATGGCCTTGTCATCCATCAAGTCTAGGTAATTAGGAGAGAAGTCAAACTCAAAAATTCGGCCAAATGCACACGTCGCCCAGTCTGTCAACGGGTAGCTATACCTATCAAGATGTCTTCGCTGAAGAGAGCACAGTCGGTAAAGTTGGGTTGTCTTGTCAGAAAATTCAAGAGGGGGCCACCCCATTTTGGGGACATAACTCTCCAGGAACATTCTACAAAAATTCCATCTAAGCCTCTGTGAATCTGTGTAACCAGCGGTAGAAGGCGCACATGAAATCTCCTTGACAGTACGCCCTCCTTCTCTTGGATCCACCATAGGGTGACCAGAGATCTTCTGAATCCCAAATATCTCAGTGACAAGTCGGGGTTCCGGTATCTGGTCCAAGATAGACCTGAACTTTTCGGCCATTGAGATGATGCCAGGTTGGAGCCCCATCTTCACCTCCTTCTGTTTGACCTTCTCGACCATCCTACCGTATGGGCCTTCTTCTCCAAACTTGTCTCCAGAACATAATGACAAGTAGGCCTTCGAGAGGCTCTCTGTCTGTTTCAGAATTTCGAACCCTTCATTTTTGTACCGAGTCAAGCACTCTTCATGCCATTGTATCGTCTGTGTCACCGCTACTACCAGAGATTCGTCGAGTGGGTAAAGAGTTCTAGCAGCCGTATATA